CAGGGCGCATCCCTGCACCCTACCGGCCAGCCAGCCAGTCCAAGCCTAGGATGTTGACTTCACGAGCGACGCCACGTCAGTCGATTGCGTGACCGGCACAGAGCCAGCCCTTGACTTGATCGTGATGATCGACGCGATCGCAAACGACTCGACCGTCGCCGTGATGCTGAGAAACACGTAGCGAGCGCTGATCTTGCTCTTGGCCACGTTGACCACGGCCATGAGGTTATCGAGGTTGCCGCTCGCTTCGGTGATGACGCTCGCGCCAGTCGTTACGACCGCTGTGACAGCGCCACTCACCGTGCCGCCGACGAGTGAGATCGCAACCGGCGTCGGGGTCGAGGTGCTGTCGGCCGTGTTCGACTTCGGCGCCAGCGTCAGCACCGCTGCGGCGTCAACGTCCTCGAACAGGACGATCCAGGTGATCTCGTCGTAATCCGCCATATCCTCGACGGCGGTCAACGCTTCTGCTGTTCCGTCCGCCACGGCAACGCTGCCGATTTGGATGTCGTTCAGGTCGGTAAACATGCTGGGCATTGGAGTGCTCCTTAAACGGTAATCAGTTCCGCGCTGTGATCCAGGCACATGCGCTCTGCTGTCTCTGTCGATACGTCGATCTCATCGCCAAACGACTGCGCGAACTCGCTGACGATGACCGGCTTTTTGGTCTTCCGGTCGGTCTCAACAACCTGACCGACCCGGCCGCACAGCAGACGCACACGCACAAGGTTTTTCGCCTTCACTGGCATCGTCGAATCCTTCATCAGACCTGCGTCAGCTTCTGCACGGGATGATCCCCAGCGTCGAGCAGGTCGCCGTCGGCCTCCATGAACGCGATGAACGCGCTCTGGTCGTATTCGGCGTAACGCTCGTCAAGGCGACGCAGCCGGATCGAACCGACCTGCCTGATCTTGTACGCGCTGAGCTGGCCGAACAGCACCGTCACGTTGGTGGTCAGGATCGTGCTGCTCATGTCCTGATTGACCGTGTACGGATGGCCCAGGATCGCGTCTGACGCTGTGCCGGACATCCCGGCCTGCCAGATGTATCTGCCCTCGCCGTCCTTGAGCTTGCGGAAGAGCTTCAGGACGTTGTCGTGGAACATCCACGAGCAGCCCATCTGCCGCCGGCTTGGGTCGATCTTGTGCTCCAGGTCGATCAGTTCGTCGGTCGTGATCGCCGTCGAGGCCGCACTGGTCACGCCAGCGGTGGAAACCGGAACGATGCCGTAGGGCGTCGCGGCTCCGGTGCCGGTGGTGAACTTGGTATTCATGATCCGCCCAAGCCGCTCGCCCAGCATGTCCGGGATCATCCCGGCGATGTTGATCGGCGAGTCGCGGAGCAACTCAAACGGAACCTTGACCATCTTGCTGGAGAACTTGTAGGCGTTCCAGGTCTGGCGTGCGAACGTCGGATCAGTCGATCCGTCCACGCTCGTGGATTCGCCGACCTGCTCGCCCGTGTTGCTGGTGTCGTCGCCAGTCGGCCAGTTCAGCGGGTTCGCGTTCGGCGTCCTGATGATCTCGGCCACCTGGAGCATCCCGCCATAGGCGGACATGGCCAGTTCCAGCCTATTGATGAACGTCTCATCGGTCAGCACACCGCCGGCGGCAGCGATCTGTGTGCTCAGAGCGTTCCTGAACCGCAGCCGATTCGCCATCGCCCTGGCCTGATCGGTCGAGCCGATAGCCAAGGTCAGGTTCGCGGAGTTGATGTTAATGCCGACCTGCCTGGCCGCTGCCCGGTGCCGGTCGGTGATGATCTCGTCGGCGTTCTCGCACGGGACCGCACACCACGCTTGCAGTGCCAGACCGAACGCCTCCGCTCGCTGCATCTGCCCGGCGGTCTGGACCGTCTGACCACCGTCGCCGATTCGTGCGTCGTCTCGGCCGATGCTCAGCCTGGCGCTGTCGCTGGCGTGGTTGCTGATCGCGGCCAGCCGCTGCTCGACCGCCACGGCCGCAGCCTTCTCGGCGTCCCACGCGGCCTGCACCTCTTGCAGTTCGGCATAGTTCGCGTCATAGTCCGCGTTGACCTTTTCCCAGTTTGCCGCCCAGTTCTCGACGTCGCGATTTTCGCTGAGCTTCTGAATCTCCGCAGCCAACTGCTCTCGCTTGGCGTGCAAGGCCTTAAGTCTCTCAAACATCGGTGTGCTCCTGTTAAAGCGAACGGCGGCCGAAAGCCGGCACGTCATTCGTGCCTGCAATCCGCCGCCGTTAAGACGTTGGTCGAGTTGCGTGAACCTTGTTTTCGTCGCGTCAGCCGTCGTAAAGACTTCGGCCGACGCACAATTACACCCGAAGCATACCCGGATCACAGCCCAGTGTCTAGCCCAATTTCCGCAAATCGAACCCGTGACCCTGAATCTCGACCTGCCTGGCCTTGATCCGGGCGAGCATCATGTCGTCGTCGGACGGAGCCAGATCGGCCCGGTTGGTCGGTTCCGGCTTGCCCTTACCCTTGGCAGGCTTGACCACGTCGGCAAAGTGGCCGGCGACCGCTTCGGCTGCTGTCATGTACGTTTCGTCGTCCATCATCCGCCGGATCGTCCCGGCCTGCTTCCGGGTCCGCTTCGCGTAGACGCTGGCGATCTGGCTGTCGATCTTGCCCGCCACGTCGGCCATCTTCAGGAAGTCGCGTCGGTCGCCCATCGCGATACCATGCGAGTTGTGGATCATCATAGACGCATTCTCGTTGACGACGATCTCGTCGCCAGCCATCGCGACGATCGACGCGGCGGAAGCGGCCACACCATCGACCTCGACGATGACACGCGGCTTGGCATCGGCCAGCATGTTGTAGATCGCGAATCCCTCGAACACGTTGCCGCCGGGACTGTTGATCCTGACGTTCAGCGTCTTCCGGTCCTGGACAGCCGCCAGCCCTTCGGCGAACTGACGGGCGCTTGTGCCGCCAACCTCGTCAAACGGGTCGAAGCCGATCACGCCGTACAGCAGCAGCTCGGCCGAGTCGCCATCGTCGGCGTTGCGGAACTCGATTGCCGACCGCTTTGCCGGGTCGCCGAGTGTCATCCGCATGACCAGCTCCGCCTCGTCGGCGCTCAGGTTCAGGAACGTCGCCAGGTCGTTGACCGCTCCGCTTCGTGCGGCTGCGATCGCCGCCTTGTCGTTCTTGTCAGGCATGATCGATCTCCATGATGCTCGCCATCTCGGCGATGATTGTCTGCTCGAATCTCTGACACGACGCCGCCACACCAGCGGCGAGTTGGTCCGGGTCGATGATCTGGCCGGCCTTGTCGAATAGCACGCTAAGCCGCGTCCACGCCGCCTCGATGAACGCCAGCCGAAGCCGCTCGCCCAATGCTACCGTACTCTCGCCTGTGCCAGCGGACAGCAGCAGCACCATCGGAGCGAACGCGGTAGCGACGACGTGCTCGAACTCACGCAGCCCGTGCTCAGTCCATTCGGCGAATCGCTCCGGCTTGTCAGACCGCTTCTGGGCCTCCAGACTCAGCCGTCGGGCCATTCGGCCCACCACGTCAGCCACCACCGCTTCCTCGGCGATCGTCATCCGAGCGGTGGCGTCGGCCCCGTCGTCATCGTCCGGCTCCGCTGGCGGCTTGCCCCCGGAGTCACCACCGGCCCCCGCCCCGGGCGATCCCGTCGATGTGTTCGGATTCTCATACGTGCCGCCCTGACCGTCCGGCCGCTTGTTCAGGTTGATCTTCCGCCGCCATTCGTCGGCGCTGATAATCATGTTCTGACGCTGGATCGCTAACACCTCGTTGGTCGTCTTGCTGTCCGCCTCGATCAGCACGCTGCTGTTGTGCTCGACGAACTGCAGACGGCTACGCAGGTCGGCCAGCGACAGTATCTTGATCGCCACCTCGGACGCCACGGCCTTGAACCAATGGGCCAGGCAGCCCGTCTTGTACGCGATCTGCCCCTGCTCGCTGCTGTTGTATGACACGCTGTCAGGGATGCCCAACTTGAATCCGGGCAGGTTGAAGTACCGCGCCACGGCCCGGACGTCCGACTCACGCGACTCGTTCATCTGCGACTTGTCGGCGTCGATCGTGGTCGCGTGGAACTTCGCGCCCTCGC